AGAAGACGCCCAAATTGACGATCCCGTACGGGCTCTGCTCGGACTTCCACAGGTCGGCGGCCCTGTCCAAATTGACCGACACCACCAGGTCCGGGAACGGGGCGGTGAGCGGGACGGTGAGCGCGAGGTAAGCGTCGATCTCCGTCGCCGCGGCCTCGAGGACACGGTCGAGGGCGACGGTTTGCGCCGCGGACGGCCCGGTCAGTTGGAGGATCCTGGCGAGCTCGTCCGCGGACGCATACGCCATCGTTTAGTTCGCCTCGATCTCGGCTTTGATGTCGGCTTTCGTCATCGAGTCGTCGACGTCGAGGCCGAGCGCCTGGGCGTGGTCGAGGAGCTGCGCCTTCGTCATCGTCTCGAGCGTCGCCTCCTCCGCGGCGGCGGTGACGGGCTCGCCGGTCTCGCCGCCCGTCCCTTCGTCCCATGGTGCCGAGGCGTCGTCACGGACGACCTGCTGGTTCGGGGCGTCCCACTGAATTCCGCCGTCGCCCATTACGGTGTCTTGATGATTTCGGCGAGGCCGGTGGTCTCAACGACAAGCCAGGTGTAATATCCGGCGTAAGCCACTTGCACACCCAAAACCGACGGCTCGATTACCTGCAAGGAGCCGATCCGGTCCTCATAAACTTCGAGTGCTGAGGAGCTCACGAGAACGCTGGAGCCGGCCGCGAGCCCGTTCGTCATGTACACGGGGATGCCGCTGATCTGGCCCATAGCCCCGGTCGAGAAGTTCGCCGCCTCGAACCCCGGGGAGATCGCGGTCTGCGGGTTGATGGGTGCGAACAGCGGTGCCCACACGCCGAGCTGGTCGGGCGGCATGAACAGGCCGAGGCGGCCCTGCCCGGCGGTTGCGGTGAACACCTCACCGGCGGCTTTCCACAAAGCGGTGTTCAAAGCGGCCACGGTCGGTGCGCCCGTCGCGATCGTCGATGATGTCGGTGCGGCGGCCTGCACCGCGACACACAACGCGGCCTCGGTGACCGTGCCGTATTTCCCGGCGAGGTCGTTGATGATGATGTCCATGATCGACGGCGTCGACCAGTCGATGTCCTGCCTCGAGACGTTGACGTAGCCGCCGTAGGTGGCGGCGGTCACGGTCTGCTTCGCGATCGTCATCTTCTGCGACACGAGCTCGTTTTTCTCGCCGACAGGCTGCAACGCGACGTTGGTGTGCTGCGTGACTTTCGGGCGGACCCAGGTGTTCGACGGGATCTGGCGCGGGCCGAGCCATGTCGTGAGGGGCCGTGAGAAGTCGATGAAGTTGATGACCGGGGCGACGATCGGTGTCGGCAGCAACCCGGGGTTGTCCGCGGTGGTCTGGTGTGCGGCGGCCCGGTTGAACGTCATCTGCCGTTTCACGGCGGCCTCGACGCCCATCGCGGCCTGCCAGTAGTCGTTGACGTACTCGCCGGCTGAGCGGTACTCAACCTCCGGCGGGCGTCCTTCGGGGGTGCGGAACGCGAGCTCGCCCAGCATCTGCCGTGATGTCGCGGCGATCTCAGCTGCACTCTTGAGCGGCTCGAGCTGCTGCGCCATCTTCTGCATCGAGTCGCGGGAGCGGGTGATCAGCTCCATGTCGTTATCGGTGAGGTCACGCCCCTGCTGCTTGGCGTCCTCGAGGAGCTTGTCCTGGAACTGCTGCTGTTCGTCGTTCCCCCCGGCGAGCTGGGAGATCATGTCGTCTGTCGCGGGCATTGCGGGATGCCTCCTACGGGTTGCGAAACGATGTCGGTTTCGCCCGGGCGTCACATCCCCCGCAACTGCCGGCCCACCCAGTGGTCTACGACGGCAGGTAGTTCAGCGACTCAGCCGATCATACGCGTCCTGCGCCCGCCATGCGTACACCTGTTCGATGTTCGGCGTCAGAATGCCCCCAGGAGGCTCTGTAAGGCTCTGTGAGCGCACGCTGAGTACCCGGGCGGTCTGATATGCCGGTTCGGGTGTCATCGCGATATGGCCCAGCCAGAGGCGGTCCAGGTGGCGGACGGATCGGTTCTCCCAGCGTTCGCCGCCGGGCATCGGCAGGAACCCCGCCGACGCGTCCAGGATCTCCTCGTCGGCGAGCTCGAGCGTCTCGTCCCCTAACGGGGTTTTCGCGATCCTGAGCTCCGCGACGAGGCCTTCCTGCCGGGAGGGGTGGAGGCGGACAGCGCGGCCCACGGTTCTCGTGACGTCGTGGTCGCGGTTGACACGGATCCGGTTCGCCCTGCGTTCGATCCCGTCGAACGCGCCGGCATGCACGATCTCACGGACCATCCGGCCGTGGTACTCCGCGACGGTCTCGGTTTCGTAGGGCATCACGATCAGCTCGATCAGCCTGTCCGGGAACGATGTTCCGACGACGGTCGCGGCCCGGTATTCGAGCTCGCCTGCCGGCTGGTCTGTCATCTCAAAACTCCTTCCGCGAGGTCTGCGGGTGAGCTGTTGTCGAGCCGTTCGGCGCGGCGGATCTCAGCCACCGACAGCGCCGGCTGCTGCGTGGTCGGGTCGACGATCGCGTTCAGGATCTGCGCTGTCTGCGCCCGTTCGTACGGGCCGGGCTGGACGTACTCGTCACGGTTCAGCTCAACCCTGGTGCCCCGCGGGAGGAGCCAACCGGAGAGGGCGGACATGACGGCGTGCGCGTGAACCCGAAGAGATGATCTCCAATGGTAGGAGAAAATTGATTCCACATTCGCATACGTCATGCTGTCCCCTGACGGGAGGTTCAGGAGGTGCGGCGGCACGCCGAGCAGCACCGCGATGCGGGCGTCGTTGAACTCCGTTAGCTCGTGCAGGCCCATGTCGCGGGCGTTGACCTGTGTCGGCTTCCACTCGAGGCCGCCGGACAGGACCGCGGGCTCACCGATCGACGACTGCCTGGCCTCGACCCACTGCGCTTTCAGCAGCGCGGACTGCTCCGGGGTGAGCTCCTCAGGATGCTGCAGCACCGACGGCGGCACACCGCCCGATGCGGCGAGCGAGACCGCGTAGCGGGCGTACACCTGCGCTGCGACAAGCCGGCCGGCGCCGGCCTCCAACGGGCCGTGGCCGTGTGCATCATCGACGGAGCTGAGGTACCGGATGTGGAGGATCCGCGACGTGACGTCCATGTCACCGATGGTGTAGACGCGGAGCCCGTCACGCATCTCGACGTTCACGCTCCACGGCGGAACCACATGGAACCTCGACGGCCACCCTGTGGCGTAGTAGGCGTCGGCGTGGACGAACGCCTCACCGATGCCCTGATAGTCCCAGAACAGCCTCTTGGCCATCTCGTTCCAGGACACGTACACGTCGGGGTGAGGGTTCACGAGCCAGTCCGCGTTCAGGCTTGCCGCAGCGTCGACGAGGTACGGCGGCATGCTCGAGAGCGCACCGGAGTTCAGATCCAGGCACGCCCATGCGGTGTCGGTGAGCGTCTGCACCTGGCCGCCCCAGGATGGTGTCGACCACTCAGCCGGCCACCCCGACCACGGCGACGCGACGATCCGTGGGGGCGCAGGTGTGAACGGCGGATCCGTCGCCGCGACGGTCACCCCGTGAGGGTCACCCGGCCGTACGTTCGGGGGTCCTACGGTCGCCGGGGGCACCGACGCCGGATCATTCGAGTTCGGGATCTCGGGGTCGGGGGGCCGGATCGCACGGGTGAAAAGCCCCACGTCTCAGCGGAGACTACGCTACAGCGGGACTAGGCGCAGGCCGGTGCGCCGCTGACAACGCCCACACCGCGGCCTTCACAAGGTGGGCGTCGTCGAACACCACGAGCTGCAACCCGGTCAGAGCCTCCCTGACCTGCGCCTTGCGGAACGCCTCGTCGAGCTCACTGGTGGTTTCGTCATGCACGACACCGGCGTTCGCGGCGAGGTCGCGGAGCAGCGACAGCCCCGCCCTGGTTTGTGTCTGGGTTGCCGGCCGTGGGCGTGGTGCCATGTCCGCCGGGACCCGGTCCATCATCGACGCGCCCACCTGCAAATCACGGATCGGCCGGCCGAGCCGGTCGAGGTCGGCGACGGCCTCGTCCCAATCGTCACGGGTCCATGCGTCGAGCTCGAGGCGGCCGTCGTCGAGTTTGGATGCGACGGCGATGGCGGCGCCGTGGCCCCAACGGTCCTCCATCGCGACATACATCGGCCCCGACGACGACACCCCGGCCTGTGCACGGTCGGCCCACATCCCGGGCGGCAGGAGATCCTCGGTGCTGCCGGTTTCCTCGGGTTTGGTGGGCCACTCGTTCAGCCACTGCGACCTGAACCACGCCACGGGATCGTTCTCCTCCGGATCCTCGAACGTGTTCGACATCGCCGCCTCCAGCTGTTTCCGGATCGTGCGTTCCCGCCGCGGCGACCAGTGCGACGACGCCCTACGCCACGCCTCGACGTTATCCAGGGCCGCCCCCCGTGGGGCCGACCATTCGACGAGGAGCAGGTCGCCGGCGCCGTCCTCCAGACCGTCGAGCGCGAGCTGCCGCCGGCTCAGCATCAGCGTGGTCGCGAGACGGTGCGCCGTGCTCACGAGCAGCAGCTGCGGCTGAACCCGCTCGACCATCGTCGGCTCCAGGCCCTCCTCGATGCTCGAAGTCTTCACCTTCCACGCCTCATCAGCGGCAGCCAGACTCACCGAGTACCCGTACACGGCCTCCTTCGCCCTGAGCATCCACCGGGACCCGTCCGCCAACACCTCGATCTCCTCCTGCCCGTTCACCTCCCGCACCTTGAACTTCCCGTGCTGAGCCTTCGCCCAGATCCGCGCCGGCCGCTGCACCTCCTTACACACCGCGAGATCCTTCCCGGTGTGCAAAACGTCCTGGGGCTCGCCGAACCACGGCTCCTGATGGATCCGCCACAAACACAGCTCCCGCAAAAGCCACGACTTCCCGAGCTGCCTGGGCATGCTCAGCAGGATCGTTTCCCACACCAGTTCGTTCCGGTTGTCGACCTCGAGCATCCTCGTCGCGGCGAGCCGCTGCCACCACCTGAGCGGCTTCCCCGAACGTTCCTCAGCGAACCGAATGAAGTTCGGCCCCAGCGAACCGACCGCCCGCGGGTGCGGCACCGTCATCAACCTGGGCCACATCGCATCCTGCGGCGGCCTCCGAAGCCCCTTCAGCCACGGAACCTGCCACCGCCTGTCCGACCACGCGAGCCCGTCACGCTCCTCAACCTCCACCGAAGGCGGCAGCCACAACGCCCGGCCGGCCGTCGCCCGGTTACAAGCCGCATGCTCAGGCCCCGCGTACTTCGACCGGTCACCATCAACATGGCCCAGATCCCACGGCTCACCCGGCCGGATCCTGCCGCCACACCTCACACACCTGATACCCCCGGCCTTGACGACAGGCTCCCAATCACGCCGGAGCTTCTGATGTGTCCCGCTATACCCCCGCGCCTTCGTCAACCCCACCATTTTTGGCTTAACTAAGGGGGAAAGGTTCGAAAAGAGGCGGGGTCTCTTCTTTT